GATAAGATAGTACTTGCCGTATCCAAAGCGATGAAGTCTATCAGTAAGATAGATGACGAAATTGCTCAAAGTGTAGCAAATACCGTTACTGATAGCTTAAATGGCAATAAAGAACTATCTGTAGAAGATATTCAAGATAAGGTTGAAGATGCTCTTATTAAATTAGGCGATGCCCAACTAGCGAAAACTTATATTTTATATAGAGCAAAGCGAGCCGAGGTTCGTGGTTTCAGAGAAGCTATTGGTGTCGAAGATACACTTAAATTAGGGGTTAATGCTCTAGCTTTGTTGGATAAGAGATACCTTAAAAGTTTTGATGGTAAAAAGGAAACTCCGTCACAAATGTTCCGCAGGGTTGCTAACCATGTAGCGTCAGTGGAGAAATCCTTCGGTGGTAGTCCTGATTATTGGAGCAAAGTCTTCTACAATTTGATGGCTAATCAGATGTTCTTGCCCAACACACCATGTTTAGCTAATTCTGGTAATCCAGATTTAAACTATCTGTTCGCTTGTTATGCGTTTGAAGTTGGTGACTCGATGGAAGAAATATTACAGACGGCTAAAGATTGTGGTATGGTTCAGAAGTGTATACCCAAAACTCAGTTAATAAATACTGAATGTGGGGTTAAATTGGCGGATGATGTGGTGGTTGGTGATTTCATTATAACTCCTAGTGGTTATAGAGAAGTTTTGAAGAAGTACGAGTCTGGAATGAAACCAATTTATTCTGTAAGGGTTGATGGTGTCATCTCTTGTCTAGGTGAAAATCACTTAGTTTTGTCTTATGCCAATAACCACAAAGTTACTACTTCTTTTCGTGCTGTTAAAAATATAAAGAGTGATTATAAGGTTGCCTTTAGTAATAAAGTACCAAATACTAATAATTATAGCATAGTGGGTAATTTCTATTTCCCCGACAAAATTAACGGGAGAAGGAATTGGTACAATAATATAGATGTTCCAGTGGTATTAACATCAGACCTAATGTATATGTTTGGTTTGTGGTTTGGTGATGGTAGTAAGGATGTTTTGAGGGTTAGGTTTACTAATAGTGACAGGGTGTTGCTAGATTATTTTTCTACTATTATAAAAACTGTTTTTGGTCTTGATGGTAATATAAGTAAAACAAGAAATACTTATGAACTGTGTTATAATAGTAAAAAATTAAGCTCGTTTTTTGATTTTGTTGGTTTTTTGAATAAAAAAGATATACCCAAATTTGTGTATACTTGTGCTGATGAGTTAAAGTTTGCTTTTATAGAGGGGTTGTTAGATACAGATGGTAGTGTAAAAAAACAAAAACATGTGTGTGTTATTTCCAATAAGCGTGTTGAACCTGTACTATCCGTAAAAAAATTACTATCTGATTTGGGTTATAGCTCTTATGTTAGTTATGAACAAGATGGAGCATCGCTCTATCTATACTCTTCTGGTGTTGAGTATTTTAGAAAATATATGCACTATTTTACAGATAAAAAAGATAAGTTGGGCAAGATTAGTGTAAAACATTGTAAAGGAGTTACTAGAGATTGTGAGGAGTATGAGTATACTACACCAGAGGAGATTGAACTGGTGGGGGAAGCAGATACAGTAGATTTTGAGGTTGATGGTCATATTTTTCAAGTTGGTAATTTGGTTACTCACAACTCTGGCGGTGGTGTTGGCTTACATTTATCTAAATTGAGACCTCGTGGTGATAAGGTGAAGACTACTGAGGGTATCGCTAGTGGACCTATTGATTTCATGAGAATTTATGATACTGTCAGTGATGTTATTAAACAAGGTGGTATTAGACGTGGTGGTAATCTAGGATTGCTACTAATCAATCATCCTGACATAATTGAGTTCATAAAATGTAAGAATGATGAGACAAGATTAAATAATTTTAATATTTCAGTCGCTATCACTGACGAGTTTATGCGTTGTGTAAAGAATGATAGCGATTTTTCTTTGATTAACCCTAAAGATGGGTCAGAGGTAACTAAAGTTAATGCCAGACATCTGTTCCGTTTCATTGCTGAATCAGCGTGGAGGAATGGAGAACCTGGCTTTGTTTTTTGGGATAAGATTGAAATGGACAATCCCACACCGAAACAAGGACACCTGATAAAGAACCTATGTGGAGAACAAGATTTAGTACCCTATGAAGCGTGTGTTCTAGGTTCTATAAACTTAGCAAAGTTCGTTGAGAATGGGCAGATTGTTTATAACTCTTTAAGAAAAGTCGTTCACCATGCTGTTAGATTTCTTGACGATGTTATTAACGCTTCGAATTATCCTCTAGAAGCTATCCGTGAGAAGGTTATGGCAAACAGAAAAATAGGATTAGGTGTCATGGGGTTTGCTAACTTATTATTGGTGCTTGGTATTCCATATGACTCAGAAGAAGCTGAGAAAATAGCTGAAGAGGTGATGGACTTTATAAACGTAGAGGCTAGAAAAGCTTCTGCTCGATTGGTTGATGATCGTGGTGACTTTCAAAATATTGGTGATTCTGTTATAACACCACCGCAAAGAAACTCATCTTTAACTACTATAGCTCCCACAGGGAGTATAAGTATTATAGCTGAGACATCTAGTGGTATTGAACCTATTTTTGCTGTGGTATACAAGAAAACTAATATCTTGGAAAATAACACGTTCTTCGAGGTTAATCCGATTTTTGAGGGTATTGCGAGACAAGAGGGGTGGTATTCTCAAGCATTGGTTAACAAGATTATCAAAAATGGTGGCAAGGTATCAGGACTTCCCGAAGTACCAGAAAAATGGCAAAAAGTTTTCAGAACTGCGTTGGAGATTCCCCCTGAATGGCATGTTAGAATGCAAGCCGCTTTCCAACGTCATGTCAATAATGCAATATCAAAAACAGTAAATCTGTCGTATGATGCTACAGTTGAAGATGTTGAACGTGTTATAAAATTAGCATACGACATGAACCTCAAAGGGCTTACGGTGTTCCGTAACCAAAGTAGGACTAAGCAAGTCCTCGAAACGCTCTGTGTTGAGTGTGAAGATGATGTTTGTCCTATTCCTCAAGAATTAGTTTCTGAGCTAGAATAGCAATAAGGAAACGTTCTTTACTGCGTTCTTAATATTGGTGTATTATGTTTAATTTAGTTTGGAAATGGCAAAGTTGCCACTGGTCTTTGGGAGGTCAATTAGAAAAATTGGTGTACAAATATGACTCTTAGATGTGCAATATGTGATACTGTAATTTATCGCCCCAACCGTTATTTTTGTTGGCACTGTTATAATGATTTTGAAGATGACATCCGTAATAAGAAAGAGTGGACTACATTTGTTGTGAGTGAAGAAGCAAAGAGACGAAGAAGGGAAAAAAGAGATGCTCCCCTGTTAATTTATTTAGGTAGTAAATGGGATATTGCGGGAGGAACTCTAATACGTAAGGAAGGCTATCGTTATGGGCAGGAAACCAAAAGGATACGAAGTTCAAGAGAAAATCGAGAGATACTTAGAAGAGTACGAACTTGATGAGTTAAATCAAGCTAATGATATGGCGGCTTTAACTCAGATGTGCCAAATTGAAGTTAATATTGAGCAGATTCAGAAAGCTCTCAGTAAAATAAAAGACCCATTAGAAGAATCAAAGAAAATCAGAGAGCTTCAGAGTTCTTTACGAGACGCTAATCAGAGTTGGGTTAGTTTACAAACCGAGCTTGGTATTAACAGAAAAAAGAGACAGAGCGATAGTGATGAATCACCCTTGCAGTACATTGAGAGACTTCAAGATGTTGGTAAGAAATTCCTTGACAGTAGACTAAAGAAATTCGTGTGTCCTAAGTGTGGACAGGTTTTGGGTAAATATATGTTCTACGTAGTTGATAAGGGTGAGAAAGGGTCAATAGAAAGTGAGACTAAACCAATCGAACCATATAAATTTACTGTTCGTCATGAGTGCTGGAAGTGTGGTGAGATGGCTGAAGTCTCTAATGAAGAATTTGTGGTTGTTCAGAAATGAAAGAGAAAGCAACAATTAGTGAAGGTGACCTAGCGGTATTAGAGATAGTGGATGACCCTGTTCTGTTTAGTGAGTTCATTAGAACTACTGATGAAGAGATTGAGCAGGGTAAGGGTTGGCATTATGATAATTACCAGAGAAAGATGCTCATTGATAGTTCACCATATATTAGCATAGCTACTGGTCGTACTACTGGTAAGACTGCCAGTATGGAAACGAAGATTATTCATGATGCCGTCTCAAATAAATACAAGAAAGCAAGTGCTGATGAGATATTACTGGTAGTTCAGAACAAGTCACAGCTAGAACCTGTGTTTCTGCGTCTTATTAACTTTTTCAGAAGACATGCTCTATTGAAAAACTTTGTTGACAGATTTGGTGTCAACATGTCAAGTCATGAGATAAGATTATTGAACGGTTGTTTGATAAGGTGTAGAATTGTTGGTTCTACGGCAGATAGTAATGTTATTGGTCTTCACGTTCCATGTATATATGTTGACGAGGGTCAGGTCTTTAATTATGTGGCGTGGAACTCATTGATGCAGTGTCTTACTACATGGGACGATGGTTTTAACTTGTGGGTTAGTGGTGTTCCAAATGGTCTTCGTGAAAAAAATGTTCTTTATGAATGTGACCAAGTAGACCAAAAGTTCTCACGTCATAATATCTCTAGGTTGAGTAGCACAAGATATACAAAAGAGCAACATGCGACAGACCTTAAACAGTATGGTGGTGAGAATGGTGATGATTATGTTCATCTTGTTCTTGGGGAGCATGGTTCACCTGCATTCTCTGTATTTGATAGGAAGTTATTGAGAATAGAGGAATATCCTGTTTCAATATCTATTTTAAACAACGTCTCATTAGACCAGCATAGCGGACAGTGGAATGAGCTTTTGAAAGCACCAGACCTTCCTGCTGATATACAAAAAAAGCATGATTTGATAATAGCTGGAATAGATGCGGGTTTCTCTAATGACCCTACTATTATTACTATATTGTGGAGAGAAAAAGAAACTCTAGTGTGGAGAGAATTTGTTCGGTTTGAATTAAGAAGAATCAAATATCCAACACAGGCAAAGATAATTGATTGGTTGGATACTATCTATGGGTTCAATATGATAAGCATTGACGCTGGTCACTCTGGTTTGGCATTGTGTCAAATACTACAAGATGAAGATGGTGATTTCAAAGATAAGAGATTTCTAAAGAGGTTAGTTCCTGTTGACTTCCAAGCTAATGTTATTACTGGTTATGATGAGGATGATAAAGAAATAAAAGATAGGGTAAGGAAGTTCACTATCCAAACATTACAGAAGTGGAGTCAAAATGACCAAATAATTGCATTTAGTACGCAAGATGATGACATGATTACCGAACTTGAGAGAGTTGGATTTACTAGAGATATGTTAGGTCAACCAAAGTTCTTTGTCTATTCACCGCAAGGTGGGCAGAAAGGTGAAGACCATATACTAGCTTCACTATTAACGTGGGTGTATGGATACTACTACAAGTATTACTCTCCTGAAAAGCCAAATAGTAAGGGAAAATATAGTGACTTAGCTAAGGGTGGTTGGTTAACTCAGTAGAGTGGAGATTTGTGATGGCAAAAGAAGATGAAAAGAAAACAAATAAAATAGGTACTGGAGAACTAGAACAAGGTAAATTGGTAAAAGCGGCAGTT